CTACCGAGTAGAGCCAGCAGTTGTATTTTTTACCTTTGGCGTTTTTACCGTGGTAGAATAGCACGCATTTTGGGTTGCCTTCTGGTGAGCTTCCGAGAACCGTGTGTCCATTGTGGTCGACGATATTATTGCTAATAGCGGCGATGGCAGTCTTATCGATTCCGTAGAAGGTCACTGTTCCGTCGTACCCAGTTTTGACTGTGTCTTGCTCTTCCTTGTTGTCGGCTTTCCATGTTCTGGTGACGACTTTTGGAGTGAGCTCGAGTGAAATGTTATTGATTTCCTTTTCGCTGGATCCTCTAGCAAGTAATGGAAGCGCTGTCGTGATTGATGGTGCTCCGGTGCTTTGGAATGAGCTGATAGGGAAGATTCTTAGTTGAGCGTACATTGTGTTTCCTCCTTATTGGATCTTACTTATTTCGAATGCCCACGTGGTCTTGTCAGAGCGGTCGTCCGTTTCTGGTGTTCTTACCAGCTCGAAGTCCCATTCTTCTTTTTCGAAGGCATCTTCGATTTGCTCGAGAATGTGCAGTAATTTTGCATCAGTTTGGGATTTGGTGGTGATGACATCGAGGTATGCTCGACATCTCCTGAATCCTATCTTTTTGTCTGCCTTGCCTAATGGGTCGGGCTTGACCGTCAGTACTGATATGAATATGGTTCGGTCGGTGTCTAGGATTTGTGCACGATTAACCCAGAACACGACTCTTTCTTTCGTTAGCTTGGCGAACTGGTCCCTGTTGAGGGTGTCGCCATTTACGAATTTTAATGACTCTAGGATTTTTTCGACGGATTGTCGGGTGAAGTTGATGGCGTCGATTGTTTTGTTCATTTCCATTTCTCCTCACTGACCCTTTTATAAATGGTCGCATCCGAATCGATTTCTTGAGTTTCGAACTTGAGCTCTAATCCTCGCCATTCGTATCCGTCAATGTTTAGGACTTTGAATGTCCTTTTTCCCCACTCGATGTAGTATTGACCCTTTTTGAGTTCCCTCCAGTTGATAACTATTAGGAATCTATCTGCCGGGGTCACTCCTGCTTCAGCGGATTTATTCTCGGCGACTATTTGGCGTATGTGCGCTCTCAAGTAGGCGCCTTTTGGATGAATGTAGTGCTTCTCGAGGAACGTGCCTCTAGCGTGCTCATTTCGCCAGTTTACGGGCTTCTGGAAGTAAACCTTCACCATTCTATCTTTTTGTGGATAGGCGTGTTTCATTGTTTCTTCTTCCTTGCGATGTCCTTTAAGTCCTCAATCATGCAGCCGATTCCTAGAGCGTAGTCGTGCTCCTTGTTGTATCCCTCCATGCCGTAGTGGAGCTGTCTGACGTAAAGTCTGGCGCACTCTTTGGCGAGGGGTTCTATTGGGGACTCATTGGCGAATTCATATCCAGTTTTTTGGTGAACGAAGGAGGTAGCTGATTCAGCGAGTGCTCTGAGTTCGTCCTTTGGATAGTCAGGATCTACTCTGATCGCTTTTGCTACTTCTTCGTTGCTTAGTAACAATCTAGTCATGTGCTACCTCCTTCTTTGTAATTTGTTTTTTAGCCGACTACTGCTGTGAGAGCCACTTCTACGGTCTTGCTTCCGGTAGCGACATCTGATGCGCTAACGGAGAAGGTTCCTGTGGCGTTTTGGTAGCCTGCGGCTGTGATGGAGTAATTATAGGTGCCTTGTTTGCATCCATACTTTCCATCACTTCCCGGTGTCACTGCGTCGCCTGAACCCACTGTTGAGCCTTTTTTGACTGTGATAGTGGTTGGGGTGACCGCTGTGGTTCCGGCTTTGCAGGAGATGGTTACTTTCGCGATGCCTTCTTCGATGTCCGCGTATCTCTCGAGGACTTCGCCTACTGTTTTATAGGATGAAGGGATCTCGTAACCTTCCTCTTGTTTAATGTAAGCTCTGACCACATCTGCTTTGGTGCCTTCGACGGCGTTTCCGCCGTGAGCCACGATGATGCGGTTGAGGCTATCTACGATTTTTCCCATTATTGGTACCTCCTAGGTTAAATTAGGAAGCACGTGTTGCTTTGACGAATGCGCCAGGGAATGGTGCGCTAGCGACGTATTGCGCTGCGACGTATTCGGTGATGTGCTTGTTGATATCTCTATCCTTCTCGAGGGAGAGTGGGAGTAAGAGATTAGCTTTGAAGTACTTCGCAACGTTGCCGACCACGATGTCGCCGTCTTCGAGTAATTCATCGACTTCGACTCTGATGCCAGCTAAGGAAACTAAACCGACGCCAGTGTTAAGGATTGGGTACTTAAAGTTGCCGTTATCATCGAGTTTGAATGCGATTGCATCATACACGTCTTGTGCGACGTAAACTTTAGCGCCTCTACGATAAACGCCTTTGCAGAGTTTGATCGCTTTGACGAGTGCGTCTTCTTCGCTACCTGCTGAGTAGGAGCTGATGCCTGTGGAAGTTGCGCCACAGACAACGCCTTTGACTTCGCCGTATGTGGTGTTGCCACGGCCGTAGATGAGGTCCTTGCCCCAGTCTTCGTTGAGGTCATCAGCGATTCTTTCAAGGATGTATGCACCGAGGTCGATGTCTGTTAAGGCTTCGACTTCATCGGTGACATCGATGACGATTTGGAGCCAGCCTTTATCTAAGGCTAATTGGGCGAGTTCGAATTGGTTCTTATTGGTGCCTGCACCTTCGGTCTTTTTGTTGGCAGCGGTTCTGGAGGCTCTGTATGGGAATACGACTAAGCCTTTAATTGATGTGAACACGATGTCATTAACGATTGGGCTGAGCTTCTTTTCTTCTCTTAAAAAGTCGAGAAGGATGCTGGTTGGAATTAATAAACCAGCGTTATTAACGCCATTGACTTCGCTTGTCGCAGCGACATAAGAAGTGGCGGTTGTGGTTAAGGATTCAGCGAGTGAACGTTTTTCTTCTTCGGAAGGTTCTTTCTTTCTAGCTGCTAATCCTGCCATTAAGCATAATGCTTGACGTTTTGTGAATTTCATTGCTTTTTCCTCCTGTGGATTATTCACTGGTTGACGCTTTTGAGCTTCTTCGAAGGCTTTTCTAGCTTCTTCAGCTTTTCTAGCTTCTTCTTCTTCGAGGATGCGTCCCCTCTCTTCGATGAGGCCTTCCGCTTCAGAACGAAGTTTTGCTACTTCTTCCTCAGTGGCCGCCTCTGGAATTAATTTCTCAATCTCCGCGATGCGGGCATTGATTTGGTTGACTCTTTCATTCATTTGTGGACTCCTCCTTATTAATTACTTGAGCTGTTTTTGATGAATTCCAATGCTTCGGCTTTTGCTCTCTCGAGGGACTTTTTCGCTCTTTCGGCCTCCACCTTCTCGCGGAGTGCCTCCACATCTCCGTGTCTTCGAGCGTAAAGTTCAGTTGAGTCATAGGCTGGAAGGTTGACTGCGGCTACGTCGTACAATTTGCGAATCTTCATGACTCTGTAGGTGTAACGTACGACCTTATTTTCTTCGTCTTCCTCCTCTTCGCATGTTTCCTCATCAATCGTGAAGGCGAATGACATCTTGTCGATGATTCCTTCTTTCACGAGGGTGTATAGATCACGAGCTTGTTGTGTGTCTGGAAGTTTCGCTCTGATGTAGAGTCCATCTTCTTCGTTTCTGAGCTCGAGGCTACCGTTTTTGGTTCTCGCTAATGGGAGAACTTCGTCGCTGTGGTTAAATTTAAGGAAGCAGTCTTTTGTATCCGTTTCGTCTAATGCGTGACGGTCGATGATTTCATGAACCTCGATTGTTTCTCCGTCAAATGGTAGGGAGAATAGGAGTGTGTCTTCATCGTAGACCACGGCACGTCCTTCGATGATCATGTCCTCATCTTTATCTTCTTCTTTATGTTGAGCTGCACGGACTTCTACGATGCGGTTGTAGTCCGTGTTCTTTATCATTCTTTCGATTATTGGTTTTTTCTCAGGCATCTTTATCGTCCTCCTTTTCTTCGTTGTCGTCCTTGCCGACGCCTTGGTATTCGTTTTTCTTATCTGATTGGACCCACGCTAGTGAGGCTTGAGGTTTATCTCCGCCTTCTTGCTCTGGTAAATACAAGAGCTGGCATATCACGTTTGGAACGACCATTGGTAGTTTCTCGTATGCCTCCGCGATTTTGATTCTTGTTTGAAGGCTCGCGGTCTGGAGTGGGTTCGTAATAACTCGGATGTTATTTCCTCTGTTGATCTCGTCTTCTGAGAATAGCTTGAGGGTGAACTCTTGGCCGAGCTCTACTGTGAGTGGCTCGATGCTTCTTTCGTAGTAGGCTTGCCATTTATCTTCGCTGTAGTCGCCTTGGACTATCGCTCTGGTGATTCCGAGGTATTCATAGACATCGTTCTTGAGTTCGGCTAGTTCGGCGCTTGGTAGCCATTTGCCGTTGCTGTTGACCTCCTTGATGTCTTCGCTTCCGCTTACGTATAGGACTCCGTCTTGACCTAGGAGCCTCTCAGCGAATTCTTTCTGTCTTGCTTTGAGTGCTTCTTCGTTGAGCAGTGTCGTGCTTCTAATAATGAAGCGGATGTACTGGCTCATCTTGATGGCTTGTTCGATTCCTTCATATGCGGTTTGAATTGATTTAAGGGTGAATTTTAGGGCTTCGTTCTTTCCTTTAAAGAGCTGACTGATGTCGTATTCTCTCTGGAGGACGATGAGGTTCTCTATAAATTCGTAGTACTTCTTGCCTCCTACCGTGAATTCGAGGACCGTTCTTCCGTCGTTTGACACAGCGGTGGTGACGGAGTCGATGTCGAGTGGCCAGAGGTTCTTTAGTTCTCGTCTTCCTGTTAATTTGTTTATTTCAAATTCCGGCCAGATGAGTACTAGGTTGTCTTGGAAGTAACTTTTGGCGATTGCTTTATAGAACTGAGCTGCGTTCATTAAAGGGTTAGGCTTCAGCGAGATGATCTTGTTTAGTCCGGCTCGATTCTCTGCTGGCGCGTCCTTCAAATAAACGACGGGCTTGATTTTGGATATAAAATTCGCGTGAGCATTAACGGCTGCGACGAAGGTCGCGTTGAATTCCGCTTTTGCTTCATTAGAAAAATTCGGGCTGAATACGTTTAATGCTTGGATCTTCGAAGTTGGGGTTCCGCCATTTTCTGGTTTCTTGCCCTTTAGCTTGTTGAAGATGTTTCCGAATAATCCCATGATGCTTCCTCCTTTCAGTCGTTATTCTTTCATGTAAACCGATTTATTTGCGCAGTATTCGACGAGGCAGTTTAGTATCGTTGCTGGTCCGTCGATTTTATTTGCTCTTTTCTCGCCCATCTTCTTCGGCATTAGGTTGCCGTTTCGGTCTTGTTCCAGTTCGATGTTACTAAGCATCCACTTGGTGACCGGGTTGTTTTGATAGATGAGCTTCTTGCTCTTGAGTAGTGCTTCCAGTTCTTGCATTGGGATTGATAACGTCTTGAAGCCTTGAGGTGTTGCCTCTTGGCATCCGTTCTTGCTGAATCCCATCATTGCGAGTTCGTCGACTAGGTAGCCGGCGCTGTAGGAGTCGTACTTGAGCTTGTTGTATCCCCATCCGTATTTCTGGAATGTGGATATCACGTAATTGGCGACGTCGTGATAGTCGATGAGGTGCTCTCCGCTGATGCGGATTAGTCCTCTGTCGACCCACGCTTGCCATGGCACTTTACTTTCCTTCGCTTCTGGAGAATTTAGGAAGTCGCTCGTTATCCAGTACATGGTGATCGCGATGATCTTTTGTTTCTCTTGGTCGAATAGTAACGTGCTGAAGGCTGTCAGGTCGTTCGTCCTTGATAGGTCGTATCCTCCAATTACCACCGTGTTGTTGAGTTTCGCCAGTTCTTCGTCGGAGTATACCTCATCGTTAGTGATGGTTTCTCCGTCGAGCCATGTCGTTGCTCCTACGCCGATGATGTTGAAGTCCTTAATCTTTACCGTGTTGGCGAAGTTAAGGTCGCCCTTCATCTTATTGACGTTGTCGCGTAACGCTTCGCGCTTCTTGATGACGTCAATTCCCGGATTCGCTTTAATCCAGCAGTCTTCGTCCTCCATTTCTTTTGGATCGTCTAGCTCGTAAATTAAGGCGAGCCAGTGAGGGTCATTTACTACCCCGTCGAGTACCTTGCACGAGTATTCGTACAAATCGTCAAATAGGGCGGCCCTCTTAAATCCTGCGGTTGTAATCATTGAGATTAGAGGTTGTTCTCTCGATGATGTCGCTTGCTTTAGGATGTCGTACACCGCTCTAGGGAGTTCGTGAATTTCATCGATGATGGCGCAGCTGGCGTTGAGGCCGTCTTGCGTCTTTACATCTCTACTCAGAACTCGGTAGTAGGAGTCGAACCCTTTTACCGCGATTTCCGCTTGCGGGAAGACTTTGCTTGTGCAGAAGGCTTGAAGCTCTTTGCTCTTCGCAATCATCGACCTTGATTCTTCCCACACACGGAGGGCTTGTTGTCTAATGGTTGCGGCGACGTAAACTTCGGCGCCTTTTTCTTCAAATCCTAAGTACAAGCCGAGGGCGCTGTTCTCTGTTGATTTGCCGTTTTTACGGCCTCTTACGTCGAACACCTCTCGGTATCTTCGGAGCCCTGTTTCCCGCTCTAGGATTCCGAATATGACTTGATATTTGGCTTTTTGGAATAGCATCAGCTTTAATGGCTGGCTGTTCCACTCGCCTTTGGATTGCTTGCAGAACCCTTCGGCGAATTTTATGAACTTACTTCCGCGCTTTTCATCGAAGTAATAGTCGGGGTCTTTCCCCTCGATTATTGGCTTGATGTGCTGGAGGTATAGTTGCCTTATTCTTTTTGAAGCTACGATTTCACCGGATTCTAGCTTCTCTATGTATCTGGCGATGTAATTACTCATCGTCCTCTTCTTCATCTCCGTTCAGAAGTTCGAGGAGTTTTTCGCCAGCTTTTTTGCGAGTTGGGTTCATTCCCATCTTCGCTCTTCCCACCGGTGTCAGGCATAGCTGTTCGGCGAGCTTACAAATGACGGCGGTTTGGCGGTTCATCGTTTCGATCGTTTGGTCGATTACGGCTTGGGCCGCTGGATTCGTTGACACGACTGTTCCGAGCTGTACCCATTTCTCCTGTGCTGCCTTATAAATTGCCCATGCTTCGCAGTACATGACTAGCGCCGCTATGTCTAGGTCGCACAGTATCGATGCTTCCATCTGGTTATAAAGTCGCATCGTTCTTCGCCATTCCTTCTTGGCCTGTTCGGTCAGGTAGGTCGGACATTTTAGGGTGTTGGTTGTTCTTAGGCCGTTGAGTGCTCTCTCCCTCGGTTCCATCTCTGCTTTGGTTCGATGGCCCGCTGGATTCAGTGAGGGCTTTCTCCCGGCGTTTGGTCGTGCTCCTCCTGCCATTTGTTTCTTCGCTCCTTTTTATTTATTCGTAGCGGTAGTGGCAGCCTTCAGCCAGTTTTGCGTAGTCTTTCTCAAGTAGTCCGAGCGCCTTGATGATTCCTTTTGGCGTTAGATCGTAATTGAATAAAACGTAACGGCTGAAGTCTTGCTTTTCTCCGCTGGTGGTTTCGCCTTCTGCGATAACGCTTACCGGCTGAGCCACTCCGATGGCGTATGCGAGCTGGACGCTGGCGCTTTGAAGGCCGAACGCATCCACTAGTTCGCACGCTATCTTTCGTGCCATGTAGGAGCCGCTTCTGTCGACCTTGGTTGGGTCCTTGCCACTAAAGGCTCCGCCTCCTACTTGGTAGTAGCCTCCGTATTGGTCGGCTACGATTTTTCTTCCTGTAAGTCCCGCGTCTGCATCTGGGCCACCGATGGTCCATTCGCCACTTGGGTTGATGAGCAGTTGCTCGTCGCTGTACTCTGGGAAGAGGTTTCTTATCTTCCTCCTTATGGCTCCGAGTTCGTTCTCAGGCCAGTAGCACACGCTGATGAGGATAAGCTGTACTGATTCCGCTCCCTCTTTGTCTAGGTCTACTGTTACCTGAGTCTTGGCATCGCCTTTGAGGACCGTTGGGTTATCTCGCGTGAACTTCTCAAGTCTAGCGATTACCTCGTTGGCGAGTGCGAAGCCATAAGGTAGCAAGCTCTCGGTTTCGGCTGTCGCGTATCCGAACATCATTCCTTGATCTCCGGCTCCGTAGTTTTCTTCTTGGGCGACTGCCGCATTAATTTGTGGGCTTTGTTTGGTTATGAGCTGGATCACTTTGTATTCCTTCCATGGCTCCAGTTCTTTTAGTTTCTTTTTCGCTACCTCCGCGAAGTCCACATCCGCGGTGGTGGTGATTTCGCCTGCGAGAACGCATGTGCTTCCTTTTAGTAAGGTTTCGCATGCCACGTGGGCGCTTTTATCTTTTCGTAGGCATTCCGTGAGAATGGCGTCGCTTACTTGGTCGGCCATCTTGTCTGGATGCCACTTGCTTACTTGTTCTGTACTGAATAGCCTCATTGTTGGTTCTCCTTTACGGCTTTTTGGCCGGTGTAGGCTTCCCATCTATCGACTATTACGTCTACGTATTTAGGTTCGAGTTCCATCATGCAGCACTTTCGTCCTAGTTGTTCGGCTGCGATTAGGGTACTTCCTGAGCCTCCGAACGTATCTAACACACATTCGCCTACCTTGCTACTATTCGCGATTAACCTACCGACTAATCGGACCGGTTTCATCGTTGGATGGAGGTCGTTTCTAGCTGGCTTATCCTCTTCAATTACCGACACCGATTCTTTTGGTGTTTGTAACTGCTTTATGATCTTCACGAGCTCTGGTTTGCTGAGCTTGTTGAGGTCTGCCTTGTCGAACTTGATTACGGTAGTGAATCCTCTGTCGTTGATGAAGTAGTGTCCTGCTCCGTCTTTCCATCCGTATAGGCATGGCTCATGGATCCATTGGTAGTCTTGTCGTCCGAGTACCAGCGAGTTCTTTAGCCAGATGATGCACTGGCGAACCGTTAGGCCTTGGCTTTCGACCGCATTCCTGAACGTATTCCCGTGGCTATCTGAGTGAAAAATGTAGAAGGCCCCCCCCGGTTTGAGCACATCGCGCGCTAGTTCGAATGAGTCTTCTAGGAATGCGAGGAAGCGTCCTTCTGGCATCGAGTCGTTCGTGATGGTTCGGTCGTCCATTCCGCATTTGTAGCCACCTTTTTCTTTGTATTGCTTGCCCCGCCCGCCGTAGTTCACGTTATACGGCGGATCCGTGACCCACAGGTCTACGATGGTATCGCCGACTAACTTGAGCACGTCGTCTGGGTTGGTGGCATCTCCGCACATGACTCGGTGCGGTCCGAGTATATAAATATCCCCTAGTTTCGATTTAGGCTTCTTCGGTAGGGTTCCTTTGTAGTCGTCCTCATGGAGTCCGCCTGCTGGGTCTTCTATCTTAAAGTCGAAGCTTGAGAGGTCTATATCCTTGATTTTCTTGAGTTCTTCCGCCAGCTTATCGAAGTCCCACTCCGCGATTTCGCTTGTCTTGTTATCGACTAAGCGCCACGCGTTGATTTGTTCTTCGTTTAAGTCTGCGAGAACGATGACCGGTACCTCCGTCATTCCGAGGAGGATTGCTGCTTTGAGTCTGGTGTGTCCGGTCGCGATTACACCGTCTTTGTCGACCGTGATTGGAACGTTGAACCCGAATTTCTGGATGGATTCAGCGACCTTCTTTACGGCCTTGTCGTTTTTTCGTGGATTGTTTACGTATGGTCGTAGGCGTTCCACTGGCCACATTTCTACATTCATTGTCTTCGCTCCATTTTGTTTCTTTTCGCCGAACTTTGACGCAGTTTGGCGTTTTGTTTCGGTTTTTGGCTTGATTTCGGGAATATATCTTTTTGAGGTCCTCGGCCGGTGAGAAAAAATCGACTTTTTTGGAGGAGGACCCCCCCCTCCCTATTTGAAGATCATGTTGCCCTGTTCGTCGAAGTAGTAGTCGCTTCGCTTGCCTTGTTTCTTCAGCTCTTCATCTCTTGCAGCGTTGTGGCACGAGGTGCAGAGGAGCTCGAGGTTCTCAAGGTTCAGTGCTATCTTCGGGTCATCGACGTTCTCGTCGGTGAGTGGGATGATGTGATGTACTTCCCATCCTGCGTTGCCGCACCTCTGACAGATTCCATGTTCCATCATTCGCTTTGTCCTTTTGACATTCGCCCATGCTTTGCTGTGGTAGAACTTCTCTCGTTTCTTACTTGGTGTTGGCATTGCTGTTTCCTTTGGTGACCTTGAGTCCAATCGAGGAACGGGGCGAAGTAGCACCTCATTGATTCTCGCGGTCGTATGTATGTTATCACGTCACATAAAAGTATACAAATAAAAGACAGGTTTTGCCTGTCTATTTTCTGTCCACTCTTTTTCTGATGTCCTTGAGTATCTTGCACACCCCGCTTTTGCTGTAGTGGCTCTTCTTTGCGGTGTCGCTTAATGAGTAGCCCTTCACTATGTGAAGGTAGTACACGTTGAAGTGTGGTCCTTCGACTCCATTCCTTATGTTTGTTAGCAGTCTAATGTATCGGCTTTTGGCTCGTTCGAGTGCCCTCAGTTCGCCTTTTGTATTTTCTATCTTCTTTTCGTACCCAGTTGTCTGTCTTTTTGTAACTGCTACGGCTTGTAGCTCGACGTACTGATCCAGCTGGATCTTCTTGATTCTTAGGTTAATTTTGGTTTCTTCGAACCTTCTTATGGCCTCGATTGTTGCTGGGTATATCATTTGTGTTTCTCCTTCGCCTCTTTGATTTTTGCTTTGACTGCGTTGATAAGGTCATCCTGTACTATGCTCTTAGCTGTGAGTCGGTTCATGACGATATCGTCAGCTGTGCGGCTCATGCAGATGTGGTTGATGATGACTGATTCTTTTTGACCTTGCCTGTAAAGTCTGGCATTAGCTTGTTGGTATTGTTCTAGGTTCCATGTAAGTCCGAACCATACGATGATGTGTCCTCCAGCTTGTAGGTTCAGTCCGTGTCCCATCGATGCTGGATGGGCTAGAAGCATCTCGATTCTCCCTTCGTCCCAGTCGCGTTTGTCTTGATCGTTCTGGAGAATCCTCGGCTTCCTTGCTTTGAAGTATTCTTGTAGTCTTGCTAGGTCGTGCTGGTATTGGTAGAAAACCATCACGCTTTTTCCTTCGTTCGCCTCCATGATTTCTTCTAGTGCCTTCAGCTTCAAATCGTGGATCAGTACCCAGTTTGGGCTTTCGCTGGTGTAAACTGCACCGTTTGCCATCTGGAGGAGTTTATTCATTACGACTCCAGCTGATGTGGCTACTACCGTTTCTTCTTCAATGCTGATTAAGAACTCATTTTCCATCTCTTCGTAAATGCGTCTTATCTTCTCTGGCATGTCGATGTGGATAATGCTATTTACTCTTTCCGGAAGTCTGATGTGGTCTTCCGCTTTCATGCTGACTGCGATGTCTTTAATCCTTCGGTAGATTTCCTGCTCCGCTCCTTTTTTGAGTTTATAGCTCCATATCTGAGTTCGGTTTCTCTTGTCGGGTAGAAAGAACGTATCGCGGTATTGTGTTATCGTTCTTCCTAGTCTTGCTCCTTGGTCTAGTAGGAATATCTGCGCCCATAAATCCATCAGTCCATTTGGTGCTGGTGTTCCTGTAAGCTCGACGAGTCGCGGAGTGATTTGGGTCATGACCTTTGCCGCTTTGAACCTTTGGCTCGCTCTATTCTTAAATGATGATGATTCGTCGATTACCATCATCTGGAATGGCCATCTGCCAGCTCTTTCTTCTCTCATAAAGTCTAGAAGCCACTGGGTGTTCTCCCTGTTGATGATGTAAATGTCGGCATTTGTGTTCAGTGCTTTGATTCGTTGCTTCTCGGTTCCGACTACCCTTGATAGCCTCAAGTGGTGAAGGTGATCCCATTTTTCTATCTCCTCTTGCCATGTAAGTCTTGCGACCTTGAGTGGGCTAATGACCAGAACCTTGTTGATCTCTAAATTGTTATAAATTAATTCGTTGATGGCTGTTAATGTACAGGCTGTCTTGCCTAGTCCCATGTCGAGGAATAAGGCGATTCTCTTCTTGCCGATTAAATTCCTAATCGCGAATTTTTGGTATTCGTGTGGTTCGAACTTCATCTTTCCATTTCCTCCATGATCCTATCTACTTCCTCTTTATTTTTTGCTGTATACACGGTCGCGCCTGCTTTCCTCATTTCTTCGATTTGCCATTTCTGTACCTTGGAGAACCTTCCGCCTTGTGGTCGCTTCAATTCGACGAATGCCGTCTTGCCGTTTAGGATGATGATTCTATCGGGTACTCCAATCTGTCCGGGTGATACGAATTTGTAGGCTTTTCCGCCCCGCTTTTCTACCTCTCGGATGAGGTAATTTTCGACCTCGTTTTCGTGTGACTTCTTATCCATGCTTTTTTAGTGGGTGGAACAGTGGAACAGTTGTTCACGCGCGAGGTAGTTTGCGAATTTCTTTCGGCGCGCGCTAGTTATGTGCCTAGGTGCGTCAAGCGCGTTTCCCGCAAAGTATAGTATTTTTACTGTTCCACCTGTTCCAGTCACATTTTTTCCTCCTTCACCTATGGTGTTTTTCGCTAAGACCCCGGAACAGGTCACATTTTCTTAACTGTTCCACCTGTTCCGCTGTTCCACCTAGCCTGTTCCACTTTGCTTAACTGTTCCACCCACCTGTTCCACCTTTTTCGTGTGACTTTTCGATGGCAGTTAAGTCGTTTTCTAACTTCTTTAATTCGTCCCTTGCTTGGGTGGTTATTTCGATTAAATCCTCAAGGTCCGGAATCTCGAATTTTGTTTCGGTTATTTCAATCTCGAATGCGTCGTGATCGCTGTAGGATTCTTCGATTATCTCGTCCTCGCCGTATTCGTTTTTCTCTGTTTCTTCGTCCCATTCGTTGATGACGATGTAAGCTGAGCATGCGAGTGTCGTTCCCTTTTTCCCATAGGTCTTGTAGTAGTGGTAGACCGTGCATCCGAGTTTTTCTATTCTTTCTGGATCCTTATGTTTTCCGAACCTGTTCTCGCTTCTGAAGCCGTTGGCCTCAAGTATCGCGATTAGTGTTTTTGTTTGATGTGTCATATTTCCTCCTTAGAACGGCAGTTCCGTATCGTCCGGGTCGTATGGTCGATGGTAGCATCTTTGCTTTCCGTACGGCCCGATTCGGTGCTGTTTATCGTCTTTATCCCAGCCGAGTGTCTTGAGGGCGTCTATGATTCTTACCGAGTCGGTGAACTGCATGTCCTCTTTATCTCGTTGTAGGCATTCGCACCATATCTCGATGGCGCTGATGGAGTAGCGCTTGGAGGTTTCCTTCTCTTCGGCTTCTTCGTTGAACTCGTCTGTGGCGCGGAAGTATTTCATCCTCTCCTCGATTGACTTCTTGTTCCATCCGATCGGGATTCGTTTCTCGAGGAATTCTCCGATCACGCCGATGAGTGGGTTGTCGATGCTGTGGCTGTCTTGTTTTTCGACCGCTGTGGCTCGTACCTCTTCTGGCATCTCCATGATGTTCTCGCCTCCGTCGAATAGCTTTTTGGCTTCCGCCCAGATTTGGCTGACTTCTTCTTCGTCGAGTCCGTCCCATACCGCTGTTTCGACTGAGTTTTCGTTCACGTCGATTGGTAGGAAGCGTCTATTTCCTGTGGAGTCGTTTAGGAATGCGTCGTCGTTGGTGGTGCCTATAAAGATGCACCTTCTTTTGTTCACGCTGGTGTTCCTCGCGTATGCCTTCCTGTAGGTGTCCTCCGTCTTACTAATAAATAGCTTGATGGATTCGCGGTCAGTCTTCTTCAAAGCTGCGAGTTCGCCGATTTCCATCAGCCATATGCCTTGGAGTGCATCGAACGCCTTCTCCGTCTTGACGTCTGGAAGAGTGTCGCTGGTCCAGCCGTGACCTAATTTATAAATTAATAATGATTTGCCTATGCCTTGCGGGCCTACGAGCGTGACCATGTAGTCAAACTTGCAGCCCGGTCTATAAACCCTCGCGACCGCTGCGACCAGCATCTTCCTTGTGATCGTTCTCACGTAGGTGCTGTCTTCGGCTCCGAGGTATTTGATAAATAATGTTTCGCATCTTGGAGTGCCGTCCCATTCCGTGCTTTCGATGTATTCTTTCACTGGGTCGAAGGCGTTGTTCTCCATGGCGATGGTGAGCTGGTCCTTAATGAGTGCCCAGTTATGGAGTCCATAAACCTTGGCGAGGTAGACTCTGAGGTTGGCGTCGTCGCTGTCGCTCCACACATCGCTCGGGATTCTGTTCCACGGTGTTTTCTTCCTTAGTTCTGGTAGGCCGAATTTAAATTCATTAAATCCTACTAGGCCTTTGAGGTTCGGGTCGTTGTTGAAGATGAGCTCGATGTTTTCCACCGTTTCGGCCACGGTGCCGTTTTTCCCGGTCGCTAGGTTGTCCATCCACTTGTCATCGACTATTTCTTCGACCTCGTCGGAGAAGTCCTCCAGCGCGGTTCTTATTTCTCTTTTGTTGGTCGTGACCCAGAGCTTCTTTACTTCCTCGTCTTTTTCAGCGAATTCTTTCATCGCCTTATAGCTTGGTAAGTTGGCCACTGGTGTGTCGAGTGGCTCGTTCTTGTCGAGTTCTCCGAACTTATGGATCCTTACGATGTCGAAGGCGTTCACTGCCTTGCCTCCGCATGGATCCGTGGAGTGATTGCTGTATGCGATTTTGTCGTCGTAGACTATTAAGCCGTTAGCTGTGCTTCCTAGGGTGTAAGTGTAGCGGTCACTCGTTCTTCCTTGGATGTAAACGTCCGGGATGAACTTCGCTATTGCTGCGCTTATCGTGTAGGCCTTGCAGAAGGCTCCGACGATTCCTGCTTTCTCAGCTGGGTCGCCGAGCTTCTTCTTTTCGTGAGCGCTGACTTTACCTTCTCTGATGCTGGTTGGCCATTCGCTCACGTCGTGCCAGTCGTTATACTCAGCTAGGATTTTGTTCGGGTCGACCCATTCGCCTTTTATCTCTTCGGCGATGAATTCTCCGTCCTTGCTGGTGCTCGGCCAGAACATGAGTCGTGCGGCTTGGTAGGTCGTGTCATCGAACGCTTCCATTCCGACGGCTAGGTCTTCGGCGAGCTTGCGTGCTATGGCTTCGTATTCGTCTGGGGTCACGTCCCTTGTTAGTGGGAAGATGAGCCTCAGCCTTGGCTTCGCTTTGGTGTGCTTATGTGTTGAGTAGATGAAGCATTCGTTGGCGATGTTCACGCTGAGGTCATCGAGGATTCCTTCTTCGCAGTCATCAAGGTCTAGGGTGATGAGGCTTCGTACTTCTACGTAGCCGTTTCTCCTGAGTCCTTCTTTTAAGCTGCCGCCGACGAACCCTCCGACGTCCTTGATGGCGTCTTGATCGTCTTTCTTCATCGCTTTATATTCTTCTAGCGTTTCGCTGGTTCGCTTGGTCCGTTTGAGGCGTTTGACGATTTCCTCCCACGTGACTTCGCGATTGGTCCACTTCGTTTCGAAGCGGTTCTTCGCTGTCGCGATTTTTAGTTTTCTATTCATAAAGTTTCGCCCCTTTACTTCCTAGGATATTAACTCCTCGATTCCCTCGCGTTTTCCCTTGAGGTAGTGGAGGTCGTTGATGAGGTCCGCTATGCGTACGCTGTTGCCGACCGGGTCGTTCATTGCTTCCTTGAGGAGCATTGTGTCTTCTTGGTGATCGAGTTCGATGAGGGCGAGCATTTCTTTGGCCTTGGCTTTGATGCCTTTTTTGGCTTCCGATTTCGCTTCCTTGTTACGTACGCGATTAGCTTGAGCTTCAGCGGATGCCAGTTCGAGCTCTTTAATAATTCGCTCATAGTCTTCTTTTGAGTTGACCTCCTGACTTTGTAAGTATTCGAGTATTGCTTTGGCGCTCCATTTCATCTTGTCTTCCTCCTTCTTCTGCTTCTGACTCGGTGGTAGTCGTCTTCTACCATCTTTTCGATTCGTTCCCGTTCTTGGACGCTCTTACGGATTCGGTCGTATTCCTTCTTCCATTCGATGTAGTCCTCGCAGGTCGCGTGGCACCCGATGTGTCTGTCGGGGCATCCTTTGCATTTGCATTCTCGTAGCATGCGTTTAGCCTCCAGTTCGATGTCCGCTAAGTAGTGGATCATCATTTGTTTGTTGTATTCGTTGGCTCGTTCTTCCTCTTCCGTCTTGGGGTTCGGGATAATTTGAGCCGAGTGTGTTCTTAGTAGGTAGGCGCTTCTGGTTTCGAACCAGAGTTTCCTGTATAGCGGTGGTGGTAATAATGCCGAGTAATTGGCTAGATTACTTAATAAGGAGAATTTTGCGTTCATGGCTATGTATTCCTCCGCTGGCGTTCTTCCATTAAACTAAGCGCCTGTGTTGCGCCATCGTCCTCTTCGGGTCGTGGCGCTGGTTTGGTTTATTGTTTTAAGTAGAAGCTGCACTCGTAGCTTTCTGCTCTTAGGGGTATGTCCTTGCCCCATTTGGTGTTTGCGACCGCTTCGGCCATCAAGCGTGGCACGTCGGTTGCAGCGATTGGGTTCTCTTCTGGTACCTCAATGATTACCTCATCGTGGACGTGGAACCTTATCTTGTAGCCGTTATCCATCAGTTCCTTCATGGCGAAGGCTAGGCAGTCGCGGGCGGTCGCTTGGACGAGGTTCTCTACGATTCGACCTCCGTAGGTCCTTATAAATTCGTAGTGGCCTGTCGTGGCGTTTTCGCCTAGGTATGAGATTTCGCTTTTTCTTGCTCCTTCTTCGATTTTGGCTCCGCGGTAGGCGATGCACCTTCCGCATGGAAGTCTTAGGAAGAGAGTGTCCTTTTGCATCTTGAAGGCGCTTCCGTGGGTGACCTTTTCACAGGTTCCCGGTTTCTCGATTGCTCCTCTCATTGCGCTCTCTGCGATGTCCCAGAGCGCGACTATGTTTTTGTTGGAGTTTCTCCAGCTGTCGACGAGTCGTTTGATCTCGTTATCGTCTAGTCCGAATCGTTCGGCACCGAATCTCTTGTAGGCTTCGACTCCGCCTCCGTATCCTCCGGCTAGTTCTGCGACTTTGCCTTTGGCTCGTTCTGGTGAGTCGTGCCCGATTTGTTCGATTGGTACTTTGAACATACGGCTGGCGGTTTCTTCGTAAATCTTCCCGCCTCTTCTGAACACGTCGAGCTTCCATTCTTCGTCAGCGAACCATGCGATCACTCTTGCCTCGATGGCGTTGTAATCGCTGACTACGAATTTGTTCCCTTTAGCTGGGATGAGCGCTGTTCGGATTAGTTGGCTGAACACGTCCATGATGTTCGCGTAGCCCATTTCGAGCAGTTCCCATTCGCCGTCCCTTGCCCACTTCCTTGCGAGGGCTATGTCCTTGATGGAGTTCCTTGGTAGGTTCTGGACTTGGACGATTCGTCCGGCCCATCTTCCTGTTCTCATGGCCCCATAAAACATGAGCGTTCCGTGGACCCTCCATGTTTGGGTCTTCTCGTCGTAGATCGCGGCTCGCCTCATCGCCTCGTATTTGGCGACGCTGGTCTTGCCGATTTCTTGGCGTATGGTGAGGTACTCTCGCACCTCGTCGCTGGTGGTGACTTCTAGGAGTTCGGTCAGTGCTTCTTTGTCGAGGCTGTTGGCCATCACTCCCTTCTTGGCGAGCCACGCTTTTATCTGTGGCAGGCTGTTTGGGTTGTCACATCCAGTGATTTCTTTTGCGCGTTCTAGGAGCTTGTTTGTGTAATCCTGAACGTAGTTGATGATTTGGCTGATGAGGACCATGTCGACTGCCACGCCGTCGTCGTTGATGCGTTGGTCGAGTTCGTACATCGCCTCTTCGCTTTGTCTGGTTGATTCGTAGGTGAGCTCGATTTTGTCTATCTCTCTTTCAGCTACTACGTCGCGCATGTTGTACTTCTTGAAGGCCTCCCATCTTTCGATGTCGTGGTAGTAGAAGTTTCGGGTTCTCATACCGTTCGTCTTGGTCGGCTTACAAGGTTTACAAAAGTAGTTAATTAGTAGTTTTCCAGTAGATAATTTAGTATTATCTTCACTTAAGTGAAGGACTTCACCTACCTCTTTTAGTGACCTCGGCATTCCTAGTTCCGCTGCTCGTACGCTTGTGCAGTGCCAGTTGTGTGCGCTCATGTAGTCGGTTTTTAGTAGTCCTTGCCTTCTTAGGTGTTCGCTTAAGCACACCCTTTCGAATGCGGCGTTGTGGGCTACCTTGGCGACTTCTGGGTTTAGTAGATCCTCGATGAATTGTTCCGGAATCTCTTCTCCCTGAGCGAGGTCTATCACTTGTACTGGTTCGTCGTTATAGGCGTATCCGATCAGTAGGATTTCGAATGACTCGTGGTGGGCGTATGCGTAGACCCCACACTCGGTGAGGTCCACTTCGCCGTAGGTTTCGATGTCGATGTGGAGTCTTTTATTAGAGCCATCCATCGTCGTCGTTGCCTGCTGGGTGTTCTGGGAACTCGCTGTCGAGCTCGTCGGAGAAGTCGCTTTCGGCGCTGACTCTTCCGCCCATGAATGTTCCTTTGCCGCACTTGCAGACGTTGTTGAGTCCGCAGCTGATTCCTTTGTTGCCTTTTGCGTCGTAGGCGAACATTGTGAAGGTCACGTGAGCTTCCATGCCGCTGTAGACTTCTTGTTCGAAGGCTGGGTCAGTGAGGTCGTGTCTTTGGGTGTCGATGATGCCCGGTCTTGATTTGCTGCTGGCATTGATGAAGTAGCAGTTCTTGAAGTCTGGGTCATCTGGTCTATCGATGTCGCCATCTCTGAGTGGTGTTCTTAGGCTTGACTTGGCTGGTGCCTTGCCATTCCATACTTTGGCCACGCCAGCGTCGTAGGCGGCGTTGATGCAGGCCTTAATGGCTGCGATGGTTTCGGTTCTTTCTTTTGGGATGATGAGAACCGCGCTGTACTTGGCTCCATCTCCGCTATCGTTTGCGGCGAATGGTTTCAAGAGGTGAACGTATGCGAGCTGGATTTTTAGGATCTTGCCGCTCGCTGGATTTTTTGTTTCTGACATTGATGCTTTCCTCCTTATTCGATGTCATCTTTGAAGTCATTAATTGCTGAGCTGACTCCTATCTCAGGCCTTTTGTCGCTCTCTTCGACTAGGGTTGGCGTGCCCGGTGTCTTGACGATGTGTGGCTCGACGATCTCTCTGTACTTCTTCGCCCCGAGCAGTGTCTTGAAGTCGCTTGCGCTTATCACTTGCTTTGGCTTGTAGCAGAGTATCTCTTCGTAGCCGGCATCGACTACCGCTTTGATGACCGCTTGTGGGTCGTCAAAGCTGGATGATGTTCTTCCTTCGACTAGCTTAAATCCTTTAAACTTGCGCCCCGCGAGTGCTTCCTTGAGGCAGTAGTCGCTGAGCCTTTTGGCCCATTTTTGGATGTAGTCTAGTTCTGGGAGCAGTTCCTCGATTTCTTCTTGGGTGAGGAGTGGCCCGTCTTTAAGTTTCATCATTGGCTTCGAATCTCCTTAGTATGTCTAGGGCCTTTTTGGTTCTCGCCGTACAGATGTGGCGGGCTTTGCAGAAGCAGCTGTCGCAGTGATCGCCGGGGTTGAACTCCCCTTCGTCGTTCCATGCGAGCTCTGCTTTTGGTTTGACTTCTTCTTCGCCCCATGTCTTTAAGAAGTCCACCGTGTTGCTCTCGGTGCTTACCCAGTCCAGTCTTGGCTGGAAGATGTGGGTCGTCACGTTCTCTATTGGGTATTCCCACTCGAGTAATTCAATGACGCCGAGTGCGTAGAGTCTAGGTTGTGGGTTTCCCCTGCAGGATACCTTGATTCCTTTTCCGTATTTGAGGTCGATTACGTGGAGCGTTTTATCTGCGATGATTGCGCAGTCGCATGTTCCGAATCCCTCTCGTACGTATTTGCTGAAGTCGACTCTTACCTCAATAAATAGCAGGGTGTCTTTGTGTTCGAGCATCAGGCTGTCGTAGATGCCTAGGATGTAGTCGACGTAGTCTTGTACGTAGCCTATCATCTCTGGGTCTTCGCCTTGTTTCTCCTCTTCCGTGAAGGTTCGTCTTCCTTCGTTCTTGAAGGCTCCGAGTAGCTTCTCCGCTAATGCGTGAGCGTGCGTTCCTTCTTCGGCGTAGGCTGAGGTTTCTTCCGGAATGGTTTCTTCCACGGCGACGCTTCTTGGGCAGGCCATCCATTTCTTGGCTCCTGATGCGCTTAGCTTTGCGTGAACGTCTGGCATCTTATAGCTCCTTTACTTTTTCTATGAACTCTTTCAGTTCTTCTTGGGTGAGGTCTGTCACTTTTTGCTTTCCGTTTGGTAGGCAGGCCTTGATTCGGGCTTGGTCGATTCCGCGTTCTCTCGCTTCGTTTACTGCGAGTCTTGCGTCTTCTCTAGTGTAGGCTGGTGCTTCCACTTCGTTTTCGGGCGCTACAGGCTCGGTTTCGACTGGTGCGGGTTCTTCCTTGACTTCGGCTGGTTTCTCTTTGCTGGTGGCCTTTTTGACGGCTTTTTGGCCCTTTAAGGCTTCGGCCAACACTTCGACTAGTCCGGTTAGGAAGTTTTTAGCTTCTTCGCTGATTCCCACTTCGACTTGGATCTTGATAGGTTCCATCACTTTCCTCCTTCCTTTAGTTTTCGGTTTAGTTCGGATATGGCGTGGCTTGCTTCCGCTTCTGGAATCTCTTCCCAGCGTTCTCGCCAGCCTTGTCCGAGTATATCTTCTACGGCTATGCCGTGATTGATACCCCATTCGTTCAGGTTATCTAAGTAGTTTCTTTGCGGTATTGTCATTAATCGTAGACCTCCGTGTATTCGCCGTTATCGGTGAGGATGTAGTCGATTCCGTTTTCCCTCTTCCTGAGCGGTAGTGGGTCGCCGTCTTCGTCTACTGGCCATTCCCTTATTGGCTCTTGTTCTTCTTCGATTAGCTTCTCTTCTTCGCAGTCGAGTAGCTTGTAGGTGTATTTGATGGTATAGTCGGCTCCGTAGTGGTTTCGGAAGCCTTCTCTCCAGCAGATGTTATTGATCGCTTTTTTCTCGCTGGTCGCTGTGCTGAGGAATGTTCCTACTAGCTTAGTGTCCTCTTCCCATTCGGTGATGTAGTGCTTATAAATCTGGAATGTGAATTTGTACTTTGTCTTCTTCATCTTCGTGCTCCTTCAGGTAGGGGAGTATGACTTTGTCGAGTATCAAGTCGAGGGTTGCTACATCCGTATGTACTTTGGTCCGCTTGGATTGAGTAGCCATTTGATTGCGTCCTCCTTCTTCTTGAATTCCCTCACGTAGCAGTGGCCGTCGCTGTCGTCGATTGCTATCCAGCGAATCTTTCTCGGGTGTTTTCTGTCCGGGGCTTGGTAGAGGAACAATCCTCCCCATGTTTTATCGCCGTTGATCCATTTCCTGTAATCGTCTAGGATTCGCTCTGCTTCGGCTTCTGTTATTTCGTGAATGTTAGTTGGGCTAGCTGAGTATCTCATTTTATTTTTCTCTTTTCTGTCGGTGTTTTTGTGTCCGCTTTGCTTAAAAAAATTTATAAATCTAGGAAGTAGTTGAGGTCTTTTCCCAGCACTTTGGTGAGGCTGTCTAGGTCCTTGAATGTCCAGTTGGCTTGTCCATTAATCTTGCGATTTAAGGTTTCCCTCTTCATGCCTAATCTCTGGGCGAGTTCTTCTTGGGTGATTCCGAGTTCCTTCATGGCATCTCGGACCTTTTGTCCTTTTACTGTGATTGTGCTTTCCATGCTTTGTCCTCCTTAAAGGCTGAACCTTTTTCCCTTCATCTCTTCCTTGGTGTATGGGATGAGGTTTTCTCCGAGCTTCACGCTTCTGGCTACGTTCTTCTTTCCGATGCTGTCTACATGGATTAAGTAGACCGGGTGTTGGCCTTCGCCTGAGGCGCCTCTCCATCCTACGGAGATGTGCTTCGCCCATTCGATGTCGACCTTGGTTACGTGTTTGGCGTATTCTTCCTTGATGTCGTGGGCGTAAACCCTGAGCACGATTTCGCGGTAGCACCATTCGCCTTTGTAAAGCTGAGCGTAGTGGTGGTATTTCTTGAAGCTGTGAGTCTTCTCTGCGATTACATAAACTTGGTAGAAGTTGTTGGTTGAGGACCAGTCTTCGAGTTTGTCGATGATGTCCTTGACCGTTGTGTCTTTATTGATTCTGAATTTCATGTTTGGCTCCTCTCTTACCATGGTGTGCTGAACCATCTTCTAAGCTCGACGATTGAGTCGGTTTCAAAGAGTGGCTTGTCCCATTGGCCCTCTGGGTGTTCTGGGCTTCTTCCGAATACTGCGTATTTCTTTAAATTCCAGCAGCAGTCCATTTGTACTGTGAATTGGACTTCGCCTGTTTCAAGGTCCGCGAATCTGAAGTCATCGTATAGCGGTCCGTTGAGTGGGCAGTTGTTTTTGAACCACACGTACATGGTTCTGTAGTTGACCTTAGCTGGGTCGATGTCGCGTAGGATCCTTCCGACTCTTAGGGTCTTGTTCCTGAGGCTGCTATCTTTGCAGAACCAGTCGTACCAGCCAGCTTCGATTTGAACCTTCACGTCTGTTGAGTCCCAGTCGCCGTTATAGAAGCGGCGCATCCATTCGTTTATTGACATTCTGTTCTTCATATTAAAACCCTCCCGATGGGAGCCTCCTTATCGGAGGCCCCTCCATAGTGGCTTGAGTTCCCTTGGGGTGTTCTCGTAGTCGACCTCGTCCATTGCGAGCCCTTCTTCGATGCAGCCCTTGATCACGCTGATCCATTTGTCTGGGTAGCGTTCGTCGGTCACTCCTGCCTCTTGGTATCTTCTGAGGAGGGTGGTTAGTCCTTTTTTGGTTTCAATGTGTGCCATGTTTATGTTCTCCTTTTGCTCGGGTCTAGCCTTCCCTTGCTCTTCTATTATTGTCGGTATTTTTATGACCGTCAAGTTTTTTGTGACTTTTTTAATCACATTTTGTGCTACACTATAAGTGGCTAGATTAATTTAAGGAGGAGTTTTCTTTTATGGCAGCAATGAATAATCTTAAAAAATACCGCGAGCGTGCTGGGCTCTCTCAGACTAAGTTATCGGAGCTCTCCGGTTGCGCCCGCTCTTATATCTCCGAGGTGGAGATGGGGCATCAAAAGCTAACCCTTAAAATGGCGGAGAAGTTCGCCCCTCATCTTCACTGTACCGCGTTCGACCTTCTTGGTGCTGATGCCATCAAGTACACCGGGTCGTTTACTGAATCTCTTGGTGCGCTCGTCCTCGGTAACTTCGACGAGTTCCTCTCCGCTATTGATCGTGGTGGGGTTGATGAGTATTCGAACGATTTGTTCTGGATGCTTTTCGCTATCCTCTCGAAGAAGTTCTCCGGTGAGGATGTGAAGGTTCTTCGCGCTATGGCTGAATCTCTTGGAGCAAAATATGCCGACCGTTAAAGCTGCGGCCTATTGCCGTTTCTCCTCCGATAATCAAAGGGACGGCTACTCCATCGAGGCTCAGCTTACGGCGATTCGTTCCTACTGTGAAAAGGAAGGCATCTCTCTTGTCCGCGAGTATGTCGATGAGGCTCGTTCTGGTACGACTGACCAGCGTGATGCGTTCCAGTCGATGATCTCCGATTCTGCCTCTGGGGAGTTTAATTGTGTTATTGTTCATAAGCTCGACCGCTTTTCTCGCGATCGTCTTGACTTTGCTATTTATAAGAAAATCCTCAAGGACCACGGTGTCGCTCTCCGCTCTGTTCTGGAGCGTATCGATGACACCCCGGAGTCCGTCATCATGGAATCTCTTCTTGAGGGTATGGCCGAGTATTACTCTCGTAATCTCTCCCGTGAAACTTTGAAGGGCCTTAAGGTTCGCGCCTCGAAGGGTCTTGCTGTTAATAATCGCCCGTTTGGTCTTGATGTCGATAAGGAAGGGCACTTCCACCAGAACCCAGCGTTGGCTCCTATTGTTCGTGAAATCTTCGACCGGGTTTCTAGCGGTGAGTCGCTGACCTCCGTTGCTCGTTCTTTAAATGAGAAAGGCCTTCGCGGTCGTCGTGGTTCTCTTTTCTCTTATAATTCGATTCAGAAAATAATTCGGAACACGCTTTACTATGGTGACTATACGTTCCGTGGGGAGGTCGTCGCTCGCGGTTGTGTTGAGCCTATCGTTACGCTTGAGGAGTGGACCCTCGCTAATTCTAAATTAAAGGATAATAAAAACGCGGTTTACGCGCGTCATAGGCAGGAGGATTACTTATTAACCGGTCTTCTCTTTTGCGGCCGTTGTGGGGCTCATTACAGCGGTCACTGCTCGCATGGTGGTTCCGGTAAGATCTACCGTCGTTACCGTTGCACTAATTCGGCCCATCATAAATGTGACGCTCCTGTCGTCAATAAGGAGGCGCTTGAGGCTTTCGTTCTTGCTGCGATTGAGTATGACCTTGGCGCTGGTGAGGTCGTTCCTGAGTTAACTCGTCAATTGCAGGCTCGCCTCAAGGAACGCGCTCGGGCTGTTTCTGTGGATCCTATTAAAAAGGAACTTACTTCTGTTGAGTCCCAGTCGGCTCGTCTTCTTGATTTGTATCTCGCTGGTGGCTTGGAGAAGGATGCGTTCATTACAAAAAATAACGCCCTCATTGAAAAACGGAAGCGCCTTGAGCTTGAGCTTAAAAGTGCCCAGAAAGCGAGCATCGTTCTTTCGGAGGACGTTGTTCGTGCCGCGATTAAGTATTATTTTGAGTCGGTTCGTGTTGATGCGGAGTCTGGAGCGCGTAGTATTGTCGCTTTCCTGAACGCCGTTATCGAGCGCATCGTTATGTATCCCGACTACATTGAAATCATCTATAAAATAAAAACCCCCGATGGAGGTTCGTTCACGAATAAGGTTTCCCGTAGTGCGTTTTCTGCGAACTCGGGGTGCATCGTGTATCGCCTAAGCGCACGGCATTACATCTCTAGCTTCCGAGCTGAGTGCCTTGTCCTCAGCGACTTTATAGAGTATATCTTATTGGGATAATTTTTACAAGTAGTTTTTAAATAAAAAAAGCCACGGCGAATGGGTCGTGGCTAGTTAGATCTAATTCGAATTATATCTTTCGGTTCTTCTCGTCCTGTGGCGGTGGTCCGTAGAGCCAGTACTTGATTAAGTAGTAGCGTCTTCTGATTCGCCAGAACGGTGAGCCTCTTCTCACGTAGGGAGTCCATACCTTTACCAGTTTGTCCTTCATCCTCATGAGAATTGAGTGTCAGCGAAGTTTGATTCTTCGATTTGGTTTGTCCGCTTTGTCGCTTTCTTCTTCAGCTTCGATGGCTGGATGGATTTCGACTACTCTTGGTTGACCATCTTCTTCGATTACCTTCGCTTCTTCTTTCGCTTGTTTGTCTAGTTTCGCTTTCTGGTTAGCGGCGATTATGGCTTGCTTCACTTTCTTGATGAGCTCGTATAGACCGATGGCTCCGCTGCCGAGGGTGGCGGTTCGGAGTCCGATTGCCTTCCACCAGTCGGGGTCTTTGAGAGTGAGGCTCCAGTTTGCCTTGTACCAGTAAAGGATAAAAACAAAAATGAACACGAAGATGTAAGGGAATATTGCGTTGATCCATGTAATCTTGGATTTGTCGATTCCGTATTTCTCTTCCCACTTAATGGCTGCGCGTTTGATTGGAATCTTAACGACGAGCGTGAGTAGGATTGCAGCTACGATGATGATAAGCTCCCAGATGTACCATTTGGATAAAAACTGCACGATCTCTTGAATGACGTTTGGGTCCATGGTTATTCCTCCTTCCTGTTTATTTCGCCCCTATGATTACCTCAGGTGAGGTGCTACTTGTTTTCTTCTGCGAGAATTTCTTCTACGCGCGCTCTGATGATTAGGTTCTTGATGGACTCGAGGGTTCTCTTGCCTTCTTGAACTAATCTTGCGTAAACGCGAGCGGTTTTTTCGTATTTAATTTCGGCCATGATTAGTTACCTCCGTAGACGATGTCTGCTAACTCAGCGATCGCTTCCGCGTTTTCTTGTTCTCTGGATTCGAGGAGTGCGATGTATTCTTGAGTTGAATAAACAGTGGAGTCGCAAACGTAGACGATTTCACTTGAGCCGTCTTCGCGTTCTCTGCTTTCTGTTCTTAAATTTCGACGAACGATGTATTCGCCTTCGCCGTAGGGTTCCTTGAGCACGATTGGTGCTACTGGTCCGAATTCTTCTTTGAATGTTCTCATAGTGAACCTCCTTGTAGTTGCCTCAGCGATTCTTCTCTGATGATTTGCCTTACGGCCTTCATGTCGAAGAACGTGAAGTATTTCTTTTCCACGTGCTTTGAGTCGCTGTGAATTATGTATCCGTAGTAGGACATGAACGACCTTGCCCGTTTGAGTGTAATCCATTTTTTAAGTCTATAGAATAGGCGATGGATTCGGCGCCATATCCTTCTGCGTATTGTCGTGAAGCCCCTGTAGTGGCGATAACCGCAGAAATCAATAAAATTTCCGATTATTTTTCCTCCTTTTTCGTAGGCTACTCGTTTGACTTCGATTTCGTCGTGTAGGTCTAGCTTCATTTCGTCCTTGAGGTACTTACGAATTAGGAGCACCGCTTCCTCGAGTTTCCTCTTGTTTGGTCCAATTAGTACCATATCGTCCATGTATCTTACATAAACGGGAACGCGGATTTGTTCTTTCACGTAGTGGTCGAAGTCTTGAAGGTAGAAGTTGGCGAACCATTGGCTGGTGTAGTTTCCGATTGGTAGTCCTTTTTCGGTGGAGTCGACTATTTCATCCATCAAAGCTAGGACTTTTGGGTCTTTAATCACTCGCCTGAATTTGCTCTTCAGTACTTCGTGGTCGATGTGTTCGTAGTATTTCGTGACATCGAGCTTTACGAACCACTTGGTGTCTTTTGTGCGCTTCACTAAGGAGCGCCTGATGATGTTGCTCGCGTAGAGCATTCCTCTCTTCTTCACTGACCCGGAGCAGTATTTGTACATGCCTCTTGTCATTACCGGCTCTATGATTTGGCATAGGGCGTGGTGGATGATTTGGTCTGGGTAGAACTTGGGTTCGAGGATTTCCCTAGTCTTACCGCTGCTTGAGTCTGTTTTTGTTTTTGGCAGGTACTCCCCGGTTATGTGGGGATTGCCTTGGATTCTCTTGATCGTGTCGTCTAGAGCTGATAAAACGTGATTGACTTCTCTACGATCCTTCTTGCCTTTTGCGACGTTATAAATCGCTTTGGTAAGGTTGGCGGTAGTGAATATCTTCTCGTAAATGTTACCGATTCTTTTCATCTTCGGTCCTTTCTTATCTAAGGGGTTTTTCAATTGGTTACTAGACCCCTATCCATTGATAAATTTCGAGGTTTCCCTCAGGATCGTATTATCTCTGAACTTCTTGCTTATCTTAAGAAATGAGCGGAACCCGTAGTTGTAGTTACTGTTAGTCCAGCTGTTGTTACAGTTGAAGTAGAATGAACCGTCATTCGCGCCGTTGTTGTAGTTGCCACCGGCTATGAAGGTCAGTCGTCAGAACGTAAACACCGCGGGTTCGTGATAATACGACCCTATTTTAATTTGTTTAGTTATTTGCCGTCCGAGGGGGAGTGCCCCCTAGGGACCTCCCTATGGGATTAATATAAAGGAGCGGAACCCGAAGTAGTAGTAACTGTAAGTCCAGCTGTAGTAACAGTGGAAGAAGAAAGAACCGTCAACCGCGCCGTTAGAGTAGTAGCCACCGGCTATGAAGGTACGGTAGGCCGCGCTTTGTCCTGAGCTTCTGTGGTCTTGGTAGTAGTAATCCGAGAAGTAAGTTGTGGAGCTTGCTCCGCTTGTCACTGATGGAACTAATACCGCGCCTTCGAAGCTGAGTTCTTTCACGTAGCCATCGGCGATTGATAATTCTACGCCGGTGTCGTTGTAACTTGAATAGTCGCTTCCGATGGTGTAGTCGCATCCTGCTGGGAGGAGTAGGGTGTTCTTGGCTACTGCGTTATCGCTATCCCAGATTTCCTTAATTGCCGCGCCTCCGAGGATTGTCCATAAATTACCGAAGTAGTTTTCAATTCCGAATGCTTTGAAGGCGTGTCTTTGGTCTGTGGATAAGTTTCCGAAGTCGCCGACGATTGAGTCTGTCTTACCAGTTAGTTCGCCTGCGTGGAGCGCGATTCTAACTGTTCCGCTATTCATGATCTTGGCTGTTCCGTCAAAGCTGATGAAGGTCCATCCTGCTTCTGGGGAGTCTGCTGTGATTGCGGTGATGGTGTGTTCTTCCCATCTGTGTCCGACTGAGCTGCTGGAGAAGATCGTTATCTTGCTTCCGACTGAGCTGTTAGTCACGATGTAGTTGCTTGATGGGATTGCGACTCGATTGGTTGCTCCACTGTCTTGTTTTCCGACGTTATCGGCGTGAGCTGGGTTAAAGGTTGAGTCATCGACTATTCCTTTGAATGTGCTTTGGTGGTTTCTGCTACCTGTCACAATGGTGATAAGGATAGCGATTGCGTCCCACGCTTGTTTTGGGAAGGATTGGTCGATTTTTTGTAGGGTGCTAATGCCGAGGCTTTCTTCTTGGACATAAGCGCATCTCGCTTGTACCCAGTTTCTATCAACGTTGACCGCTGGTTTCTTTCCTGTAAAGGAGCCGACTAACGCTTCGGTGTCGTCGTATAATGCGGTTTCATATTTACCGACTAAGAACCCGCTTGGGATTGAGTTGTCGGAGTTTTTAAACACTGGGGAGTATCCGCTGACTGCTATTGGTGAAACGTACCATGACTCTACGATGTTGCTTGAGCTATCGAGGGTCTTGGTTCTCTTAAAGTAGAAGTTAGGGAAGTGGATGAATTTTTGTTTTGCTCCGGAGATAATGTTTCCACTTGAATCTCTGGAATCGATTTCGACTTCGTAAATGTCAGAGAATAATGGTCTAGCGGCGAAGTCGTTGATGCCTTGCGCTAGGTCAAATTGTAAGCCTTCAGCTGATACAAGTCTGGAGCCGCTTGTTGCGTTTCCTGTGAAGCGGATTCCGTAGATTACGGATGATCCTGCGATTTCATCGATTTGAGCTTGGAGGTCGTTGATTTGGTCTTTTGTCGCCACGTCCTTCGTTGCTGAGAGGATGTTGACGATTGGTTCTTCTGGATCGTACACGCCAGTAGCAATCTTGCCACTTACAATGTCGAATAATTTATAAGGTAATCCTGAGATAAAAATTGCGCAGAGGTATGCTCCTGCTCCAAATGCAGAAACGTCGAATAAAACGTGGCCACCGATGGCATTGATTTTATCGAGGATTGTTTTAACTTCTCCGAATGTCATTTCTTCGTCGGTGAGCTTTACGATTTGGAGTTTGTCGGTGATGTTGTCTGTGACGTAATCAGCGACCTTCTCTGTTCCTGTAATGCCGGCGTAGTTGACGTAGGATTTGTTATTGATGATGTCTTCAATGAAGCAGTATTTGATGTTGTTCGCTGTGTAGAAGGTAACCGTACAAATGTAGGCCCTATCCGCGTAAGCGTGTAAGTCGAAGAACACGTGTTCTCCGTTTGTGTTGATGGTATTGATTTGAGTTTCCAAATCCGCGAGGGTAACGTTCGCGCCACTAACTGATACGCTCTTGAAGGCTGATAATCCTAACGCATCGATTCTTGCACCGAGTGCGCTGTCTGCTGCTTCTCTTAGACTCTTCTCGCCGTTGACTGCGTTAGTGATAGCGGTGTTACGGTTTGTGACTTCAGCGCTGTCAGCATTTCCTCTTGCTGTCGCTTCGTCGCTGATAAGGGCTAAGATTTGAGCGATGGTTTTTGTACCGGATTTGATTTTCTTTCCTGTGCCGTCGGCTACTAGGATGATTTCGTCTGAGCTGAAGTTGTTATCAGCGTGGACTTCGGCTGCTTCTCCGTTTTCTAAGTCGGTTACTCTCTTAACGAGTCCGCTGGAGGCATTTCCTACTGTTGTTTCAAGTGTGCCGATTCTAGTTTCATGGCCGCTTTCGACGCCTTGGGCTCTTTGTTTTTCGGCGAGAACTTGTTCGTCGGTGTAGCCTTTGACTTCGACTTTTACCGCGCTGTCTTTGGTGGCCGCATCGTTGCTGGCTTCTGCTAAAACTTGAGCGATTGTTTTTGCTCCGGCTTTGATTTTCTTACCAGTTGCTCCGTCTGCTACGACGATGACTTCGTTTGTTCCGAAGTCGTTGTCAGCGTGGACTTCTGCTGATTCGCCATTTTCAAGAGCTACGACTCTGGTTGTTAAATCGTTGATGTGTTGTTCGGTCCATGTGATGAAGTCTGGGGTGGATTGGCCAGCCACGAACCCATCGATGCTCTCGTCGACATCAAGGGCGAGAAGGGAGGACCTGATTTCTTTGTTTCCGCTTTCTTTTCTTCCGACGTATTGAATTCTAACTCTGCCGAATTGCGCGGTGATTGGATAACCGACCGGAATTACTAAGCATCGAATCGAATCTCTTAACTCCTCCGTGATAGCACTTGAAAGCAGGACTGTGCCATCAGGTAGTTCGATTTCTAGGTAGTGAGTGTACCCGGAAGTCGCATCTGGAAGTTGGATCACGATACTGGTTGCGTTGTTCTCTAGCTCGAAGGCTAATTTGTCGCCACCGTTATCGTCGATTGCACTCCATTGTCCGTTGGAATGTAATCTAAGATTTAGAGTTCTTTCCATATGTGCTTTCCTCCTTTTTTATATGGATTAAGGGTCTAATTCTAGAGCCCTTTAAGGAGCGGCCGCAGCCTGCTCTGTGCAGCGAGCCTCCCAGCCCACCGATTGCAGCAGTATTGGTTCCTTCGCTTGCGCGTACATACCGCCGACTAGACGCTAGCTTCGTGTCGCTCTTTAAAGGGTTCTAAATCCCTTTTTATGTTGGTTAGTTTGCCTTGACTATGAAGTGGACCGTTTTGCCTCTTCTGGATGGGTCAGGCAGAATGATGATGGAATTGCTTAGTGCGCTTTCGCCCACGAGTTGTCCGCTGGTGTTGAATAAACGGATTTTATAAGCGAATTCTACGAAGTTGTGCTTCCATGTTACTGGTGTGCCTTTTCTCTTCTTAGAACGTGTCGCTCTCACGTTGTTGGTTTGGGTGGTTCCGGGAACGATGCTTCCGCTTCCACTTACCAATCTAAAGAAGGTATTTATGAATGTTTGAACCGAGGCGATTTTTGCTTTGTATGGCGCGCCTCCGTTTACCTCGTTATCAAATGTTAGGCTGCTCCATGCTACGTATCCGATTCCGCTAATACCGCATTCGGTCCAGTGGGTCTTCTTGGCGTATCTCTTACCGCCGTTAGTGGTGAGCCTGTATTTGGCGCTTTGGAGTCTTCTGTAAAGGACGAGCCTTGCGCTGTAGCTGTTGGCTAAGCTGTAGAATTCTTCAGCGTTTCCTAGAACGATGTATCCGCCTTCATTTGAGGCGACTCCTGCTCCTCCTAGTTTTGATCTAATTGCGCCGAGGACTGGTTGGGGTACGAGGTTGAGCCCGCTTCCGCTTCCTCCGCTCCCGCCGATGGTGATTGCTCTTACCTTGCTTTGGAAGTTTTGGATTTCGTTTCCTACCTTCTGGAATGTGCAGAGTGGGAAGTAGTAGGATCCAGTGACTCCGTATTGAATGTCGGCGTTCGTTTTGTAGTTGCTTGATTTGTCGACGTGGTATTCATAGCTTGAATCTCTGGTCGTCGCGTCAAAGTTGATTTTTAAGTAAAGAGTACGCTCTTCGGTGCTGTCTACTGAGTAGTTTCCGAGGTTGTAGAGCTGTTCGCTGGCGTCGGTGATTTCAAAGGTGAAGCCTTGGACGATGAGTCGTCCTTTGGTAGCGTAAAGGATACCGCTGGTAACGGATAAGGCGAAACCTGTAAGCGCGCCATTTTGGCCGCCTACGCTTGCCCAGTTAATGAGTGCGCCGTTGTCTACTGTGACGCCGGTCACGTCATTTTTCTTTTCGATTAATCTCATAGCCTTACATCTCCTTTATAAATAATGTCTATTTTTCCTGCTAGGTTGTTTTCTTTGAAATCGCTTAATTGATGGATTGTGTGCCATTCGTATATAAGTTCGGACCAGCCTTCCCAGTATGTTTCGCTATTGGAGGTGATTTCGATTTCTAGTTCAGTTTCGCTCTTAACTTTAAATTTGATAAAAGCGAGCTTTCTCTTTGCTGTTTCTGAGCCTACTGTATTGGTTGGCCACCCGTTCTCGGTTCCGCTAATAGATCCCCAGTTGGATTCTTTAACGTATCCGAATTTCCAGTAATCGTAATAAACACCAGATTGTGAGTCTACCCAGCATAGGGTGTTTTGGTAGTAGTAGATAAGGGTGAGTGTCCCTCCTACAGCAGGTAAGGTTAGCCACTCATCTGCTCCTGCGAAACGATGAAACTGGTCGATATTGTATGGCCAGTGGCTTAGGCCGTGTTGATGTTCCGTATCTGGAGCTTCTATCCAGTTGTCGTTTTCCGGTCTTGTTGATGTGCTTTCAATGCCGAAGGATAGGATGCCTTTCCACGTTTGTTTAATCTTGGCCTTGAAGGATCCTGTTGTGTAAAACCTCAGGTATTGGAGTTGTGACCTATCGATCTTTAGCGTTTTGGAGTAGGAGTATCCGCTCCCACCCATGTTCCCGAGCGAACCTAGGTCGTATCTTTTTACTGAGTATAATCCTGTTAGTGCTTCCGGGATTGTTACTCCTCCGAGTTTTTGAGTGCCTTTAGCTAGGCTGTAGCCTCCTGTGTTCTCGTTGTGGTTTGGGATAGCTTCGTATTGGGCGAGTGCATCTTCGTTTGATGCTTTTTGCCACTTCTTGAATTCATCCGCGTAAACCTCCGCCAGTACGTTTAAGGCCACGCCGTTGATTTTGTCCGTTTGTCTGATGTTCAGAACGGACTCTCTGGTTTCTCCGTCAAGCGTCGGCATTATGATTTCTCCATCGCTGAAGTGTGTTGCTGCGCTTGGTGAGTATTTGAACCTTGCGATCGGGGCTTGGAATACCCCGTGGTCCAGCGCGTAGAGGTTGTCCCTTGTCATGTTGGCATCGAAGTTTTTGTATCCGGCACCGGCGATGTCGATTTTGAGTCTTGCGACTTGTAGCGTCATGTCCTCTAGGCTTATTTCGATGTAAATGGTGCAGTACATCAGTTGGCTCTCTACCGTTGAGTGGAAGTCGTAGGCTTCGACTTGTTCGGTTAGCTCTACTTGCCTTCCATAAACGTGGAGGATTCCGGGATTGATGCTTACCGTCAATTCGTCTTCGTCAAAGGATAAGCTGAACGGATTCGCGTATTTGCTCGGTATGATTCCGTAGGGTTCTAATGGTAGACCTTCTTGTTTAGTATCCACGCTACTTCCTTTAATCGTGAAAAACAGGGCAGAGTCGTGGTATGCACTTACCTCTCCGTCTTTCTTGCTTATTAGATGTACCGTGTTTTTGTCTATCATTAGTTGCCTCCGTACATTAAGAATTTCATGTGTAACCCAGCGAGGGTTATTGTGCTTTGGGTGTTGTTTGTTACCTTGACTGAGCCGGAGCCTACTTTATTGCCTTCGGTGATAACGACATCAAGGCCTCCGACTTTGAACCCGCTTATTGGCGTATTTTTGATTAGTCCATTTGTTGGGTTGGCGAAGTCTAGGTTGTCTTGTGCTGTCGTTGAAGCAAGTAGTGCGACTTTGTTTCTTCCGCTCAGTTTAGGGAAGCTTGATCCAGAGAACGTTTTAGTTTCTCCCGGTGCTACCGAGAGCCCGCTCCCTTCATTTACTAGGATTGCTTCTTGCAGAAGATACACCCCGCGGTTGGGCATGTACAGGTTCGATGACACCTTGTTGATGTCCCCGCCTACGAATCCTTCTGCCTCCGCAGCGACATCCGCGTTTTTGGCATAGCGAACGCCACTCATATCGTCAAGAAATATGCTGCTGAAGGCTACGTTTCCAATCTTGCCCGTTGGGAGCAAGTTCAGCGCGTTCTTGGCGACTCCCGGTTCTAGTCTTGTGAAGTTCTCACTGATTACTCTGGTGTTGGCAGCTAGGGTGAATAGAACCGTTTTGTGAGTACCCGTGCCGTTTATTGGATTTGAGTAGGTAGGTCTTGCGGTGACCGCGTAAATTGAAACTGCGGAATCTCCATCGTCTGCCGCTACTACCAATTCGAGGACGACGTAAAGTGTCGATCTGGTTGATATTGATGTAACGTCAATTTGAAGTGTGGAGCCTTTTGTGATTTCTATTACTCTTCCACCGAATAGGACGATGCCTGAGCGGATTGTGATTATGCCGTTTGCGTAGCTTGCCACGAATCTGTCGTAGACTTTGTCGAGCACGCCATCGCCGAGTGCGGTGTAGGTGAGTACCGCATCATCGTAGGCATTAATGTCGCCGCTGTTGTTCTTGCGTTTAAGAATTAAGCTCATCTTTCTTCCTCCTTCCTAATCCATGAACCAGTATTCGGATAATTTGCCGAATTGGATTTTCTTTGTTCCCTCATGATCCTCGTAAAGTCCGCACACTGGGAGCTTCTTGTCGGAGTTCTCGTCGGCTGGGTTGTACCCCACTAGGATTCCGTAGTATGTGAAGTCCATGTCCTTGAGTGTGCTTCCTAGTTTTGAGTTGAGGTCTATTGTGACTCGGTCTTTATACTTCGAGTCGTTGAGGGCTTCGTAGGCCGCCGCTCTGGCCTCTTCTATTGTTTCCTCCATGAATGTTTGAACCACTGGAGGGAATAGTGCTTTGTTCGCGTTGTAGCTTGTGCCGATTGTATTATCGTTATAAAGGTATAGATAATACTGAGTTGTTGGTGCGTCTTCGGTACAGTAAATGGCGCGGTTTACGATGTTCTGGTTTAAGCGCATTACGACGTCGTAGTCGCTGAGTTTTAGCCTTCTCTCGTATATTTCCCTAGCTACTTTGAATTTGAGCTTATAAACGTTGTTTTCGCTGTCTATCTGGACGCTTGTTGTTATGACTACGTTGTAGCAGTGGCACGCCGCCATTAGTTCTTTCCAGATGTTCCTCACTTCGGCTGTTCTTACTATGTAGTCTTCGTCCCAGTCTTCGCTCATGAAGCTGAGGTCGTCGAGGTCTAGTGTGTAGTCGATTCCGAGTGTGCTCTTGATGCTTCTATCGATTAGGACTTGGCTCATCAAATATTCAAATAAAGAACTTACGGAGTCGACGTAGTAGTTGCCGTTTAGCTTCCTCTTGTTATAGTCGACTAGGACCTCTTGGTTGAATATGCTTCTGCAGTCGATTCCTGTTATTTGTGTGAGTCCGTTTTTGGTCACTGGGATTCCGCAGAATGAAGCGTATTTGACTTGTCCTGTTGGCCCGTGGAGTACCGCGAAGCATGCGTTTTTACTGTTTTCGAACCCTTGGCACTCGACTTGGAATTCATCGAGCTCGAAGGCTTTTCGGTTGATGGACCATGACTTGGCTAAGTGCTGACTCCATTTTCCTAGAGCTTGCCAGCTATGATCGTAAAGGCACACGTATCCGATTGCTGCTACGTTGCTCATAATACATACCTCATGTAGCTGACTCGGCACTCGCTTCCCTGTGTCGCGACCGAAGCGGCGATTCTGCTTCTTCCCGGATTCGCGAATAGGAATGTGTCATAGGTCTTATCTACGTAATTGAACACGTCGGTGGTGGAGATTAGTCTTATCCTTTGTCCATGTGCGTCGAGTTCGTATTTATTCAAATAAACGCGATTGTTGAATGCATCGATTACGACTTCTTCATCTGCTGCGATTGAGAACCCGGTTGCGAATTGGACTCTGAGGTATGGCTGGCTTTCCACCGTGTCGTCCTCATTGATTTTTGCGATGCTCACGTATGGTGAGCTCATCGGGCCTTTGAGTACGATTTTGAGTGGTATCTTTTTAAGGTAGGCATTGTTGATGGAGTTGTTTCCGCTAAATGCGCCACCTCCGTAGATGTATGGATATTGGTAGGCGTAAATCTTGCCCGTGTTGGAGTCGGTCACGATTGTGAATGATCCATCGTATTCTTCGTAGAAGCTGGTGAGTGGTTGGAGAGTAAGCTGTGCGCTCACGTATCTTCCATCTCTTCCTTGGAGCTCGAAGTTTGTTGCTGCGACTTCTACGTATCTTCTTGTTCCACCGATGGCGTAGCTGAATCTGATGTGGTATTTCGTCAAATCGAAGTATGTTGCTATCCATGTGGCGAAGTCTTGGTATTTTCCATAGGCTGTTGAGCCCTTCCATGCGAGTGTTAGTTTGATCGCTTTTTTAGTTACCGTTTGGTTGATGACGTAATCGATGACCTCTCCGGTGACTAAGTCGAGCGATTGGGCGAATCCCAGTCCGCTTGGCATCAGGATTAATTCTGTTACTGGTTTGGCTGGGTTCCCGTTTATTTGTACTTGCGAGTATGTCGCGGTGTCGACGACGTCGAATTGGATGGTGTCAGTTAAGCTGTCCGCTATTGTGTATCTGTTCATGTCCTATCCTCCTATCATTCCGCGTTTCTTGTTCGCTATCTCTTCTAAGACCTCATCGAGTTCCATCTTGTTATTGATGCTGAAGTTGTAGGTCGCGTTGTCTTCGTAATTGACCACGTTGGAGTTTTGGTTGGAACTTGCTCCTGCTCCATTAGCGCCTTGGTAGTAGAGCTCTTCTTGTTCTCCTTGGCTGGCGCTGACGATTTCTGGGGAGTAGGTCGTTCCACCTGAGCTTCCGCTGTTGGCTGCGACTAAGGCTGCAGCTCCTACCGCGCTAACGGTAGCGAGGATTCCTAGGGAGATGATTGCGGCTGCGTATTGTTTGGCTGCCGCGTTTAATGCGTTAAGCATAATAATTAAAGTTGGGAGCGCGCTTATCATTGAAATGAACACGCCTATTGCGACCGCGCCTGCTGGCCCGATTGCGTTTAATCCTTTAGCGATCGCTGTAATTAATGGAATAAGGGCTTTGGCTAATTCGAGGAGTGCCTCGACTAGTTCTTTGAGCTCTGTTCCGCTTTCAGCTATCATCGCTTGGATTGACTTCTTGAAATATGCGAAAGTATCGGCGAGTTGTTCGCCTTGTCTTATTTGTTCTTCTGTAAGTATTCCAGCTTTTTCGAGTTCAGCGTTCCACTGAGCGATTGCGCCTTCGCCTACCATTGCCATCTGGGCCATCCATGGTCCGACGCTGGTTCCGAATAATTTCGTTGCGAGTGCTAATCTCTCGGATTCTGATTCGCAGCTTCTTAATGCCTCAAGGTATACCTCTAGCTGTTCGTTTAGGGATAAACCTTGAAGATCCTCGAATGTTAGTCCTAGTCTTTCAAGAATGCGGAGTAACTTTGGCGATTCCATCGCAGCTTGAGCGCTGACGGCTGTTAAGGCCTGAAGCACGCTCTCGTATGCGCTGGCTTCTCCGGTGAGTTGTTCCCATTGGTTAGATAAAACTTGCCACTCGGTTGTTCCTACCCCGAATTTCTTCGAGGCTTTGGCGATTTCGTCTGCTGTATTAGCAAATGCCACGCCGATTGCGATTACTGCACCGACGAGGGCTGTCGCTGTTCCGAGTATCTTCTTGAAGGCGCTTCCTACCCCATTGGCCACTGTTTGGGCTGTGGAGAAGCTCTTCTTTGCGTTATCTCCAAATTTGCCGACTTTGGTGTTGGCATTGTCGAGTTCTTGTTCTAGGGACTTGATCTTGACCGTTGTTTGTTCGATAGCAAGTTCGAGGTCCTTGTATTTTTGGGTCGTTTTAGCTGAGTCGCCATTGGCGTCTACTAGCTTTTGTTGTTCCTCTCTTAAAAGACGGAGCTTGTCCTTGCAGAGGTCTATTTGTTTGCGGAGGCTGTCGTAGTATCCTTGGGTGAGCTTGACATTTGTTGGGTCAAGTTTTAAGGAGTCGGCGAGGCTTTTGGCGCTTCTTTGCGCAGTTCTAAAAGCCGAATCAACGCGCTTTACGTCTTGTTCGATTTCTTTTAGCGTTCTACTAATTGTTGTCGCCATCGCTCGTTCCTCCCATTTTGACTACGAACCTCGCTCCGATGAGTTCGTCTAATCCTTTTAATAGGTGAACGGCTTCATCGATGAAGTGTCGCCCGGCTACGTATTTGCCGGAGTTGTTTAGGAAGTATCCGCGATTCAGTGCGTTTGCGATCAGTTGGTAGGCGGTTCCTTCCTCGTTCTCGCCATCGTATGAAATACGGAAGGCGATTCTTCTATCGCTGTCTTCTATCTTTACGCTTACTACCGCACCGTGTAATTTGCCCGTAGGACCGACGGGAGAGTGTGTCTTGAGGTATTCTTCCACCTCATGTGCTTTCTCCGCCAGAACCTCGCGTATGGCGTCCTTGGCTGCTTCTTTTGCTTCTTCGCTGAAGTTTTGAAATTCGTCAAGGTTTAATTCGTCCGCCATTATTGTTCTCCTTGTCGGAATAACGCATCTAGGTCTTGGTCAGTGTATGTCTTGCCCTGTGAGATTCCTTTTCTCTTTTTGGTTATGTAGTCGAGGTAGTCGTTAAGGTCCACGTAGCTCCATAAATAATAAAGGTTCTCTGGGAGTCGCATGTTACTGAAGACTGCGATAATTTCGAAGGCGGTATCTATGTGCGAGAAGCTACCGCCTCCGTTTTCTTTATGACCTCTCGCTAGTCTTTTTTTGATTTTTCGTTTAGAAGTTCTCCTACGACTTTGAGGAATTCTTTAGCCTCTTCTGGATCAAAGAGATTCACTTCGTTTAGGATTTCCTCTTTTGACATCTTTCGTGCTTCTTCGTCCCCTGCCATGCGGAATGCCACATAGCATTTAAGCATTACCGGATAAACTCTGGCCGGGTTATCTACGGTGCCTACGAAATCGTTTATCATATCTCCTCCGTTACTCACGGCTGGGTAATAAAACGCGATTGCTGCGGCGCTGTTACATAACTTGTGGCCTTTGAATTCTTTTACTAGCATTAGCTTGCTGAGTAGTCAGGAAGTACTAAGTCAGCGGCGGTTGGTTCGACGCCTTCCGCGATGTAGCCTGTTTCGCCTTCATAGACTATGATTCCTTGCACTGCATGGGCTGTTCCGCCGCTTGGAGTGAAGGTGATTGTTTCTGCGAAGAATGAAAGGCTGACGCTGTCTGGTGTGTCTTCCTCTTGTGCTGCTTTGAAGGGGACTTCTCCAAATTCTACCGAGTAGAGCCAGCAGTTGTATTTCTTGCCTTTGGCGTTTCTGCCGTGGTAGAAAAGCACGCATTTTGGGTTGCCTTCTGGCGAGCTTCCGAGAACCGTGTGGCCGTTGGCATCG